AATATAATAAGCCCACATATCACCTATAGTCTGTATATGCTGTGAATGCCGTATTTAACCATTCTCGGCGGCAGACTTCCCTTAACTGCGCCATGGCGCGAGGGATCGAACTCTGTGTACTCGTCGATTTCTGGTTCGAGAAGGTGCTGTTCCATGTCTTTCTTGTATTGTTCCATATTTTCGTAATATGGAATTTCGTCTTCAATAAACTTTGACAAGACATACAAGCAATATTGTATTTTGTCTCCCTCGCCCACAGGTTCAGGAATTGTTGCCTCTTTAGTCATAAACATATTTCCGTCTTGCACGGATTCGTAATCAACCACGCCTTTGTTAACTAAAAAATTAAATAATCTTTTTTGCGTGTCATACAGCTCGTCATCTATTTCTTTTTTCGGAAGGGAAACAATCTTACTTTTTGTAGGATTGATCATAATGTTTGTGTCTGGATGGTCAAAAATTAAAATATTGCCGTCAATTGTTTTACGGGCGTTCATCAAGATCTTTTCGATGTTTTCGCCAGTCTCTGAGACGATGTTAATTTTAATCGACATTGTTTAGCTCACTTACTAAGGATTGTATCTTAAATATTTCCGTGATTGCCTTTCTATCAATTTTTTTATTCTGGTACTGGTCGATTCTTTCTAATACCAGCGCCAGTTTTTCTGATTGTTGGCTCGTTTGCATTTTTTCTTCTAACTCAGATTTTAGGCGGGAGATCTCTTCATATAAAAACACACTTAGCTCCAGCCCGTCGTCCTTGTAGGAGGTTATGTATTCTTTTAGCAGTCTTTTTTGTGACTCGCTTAAGGATTCGGAATATTTTTCATTAAATTTGCCAAGAAAAGTTTTTAGTGTCAGTTTATTAACTGAAGGGAACGGCTGCTTTTCTATTTTTTCTTGCTGTGTTAGCATAGAGACCAATCGCTGCTCCACAAAAACTTGCTTTTTTGGACTTTGTTTGCCGCTAACAACTTGATTAACCGTAGCTAGCTTTTTATAGTTAGACACAAAGTTGTTCCAAACTTGAAGGCCTAAAGTTTTGTTGACCTCATTGATTAACCTGGTTTGTTCATCATATAAAGACTCTTCGTCTTGTTGTTGAATTTGTCTTTTTGATTCATTGATTATTTTTTCTACCAATTCAATAGAAGCACCTTCGAGCGCATCAAATGATTTGTATACCTCAAGCTCTTCTTTCAAGGGACACCCCTTTTGAAAATATTTTTTTAAAATATTTATTGCCGCTTGCTTTCGACCAGGCTGATTGTGCATACTAGCCTTTGAAACTTCGCTGACTAATACTTCAAATATAAATGCAGTATTTCTCTTTTTGTTATGCTTCAACTTCATCTTTCGTGGTCTCCAATTTATTTAATGAATCAATCAAGTCTTTTACTTCTTTTCGCTCTCTCAACAATTCTTGCTCTTGCTCGTCATAGTAATTAGGTGCTTGTTGTTCAGACATTCTGTATATAGATGAAACATCGTCTTTACCAGGAAAAATAGACTTTGTGGACGCACCAGTATACCTCTGGCCTCCTTGTGATAAAAACGCCTGACTCGCACCAGTGCGGCGGTCAGATTGAACCGGCTTGTAATACTTGCCCTTTGAGCTAGCTGTGGTTGTTAGCTTATTGCCTAAGTCGTCCCTTTTGCCGGGAGGTGGCGGGGGTGTTTCTGCTCCACCAGCGTCAGGGGCTGGACCCCCTGGGGTTGCTAAAAGCGGGCCAGGTTCTTCGTCTGGCGTGGCAGCCGGAGTTGGCTCTGGTGTCGGGGCCTCGTCTACAGGGGGCGCGCCTTCGGGAGTCACGTCGGCTCCAAGACCGCCAGCTCCGCCGGCGCCTGCTGCTAGCGCTTCGCCAACCTGCTCAAGCAAGAAGGCATGCTTTCTATCATAGAACATCTCTGACTGCATTCTCTGGAATTCCTCCTCGTTAACATTTAAGATGTTCTTGGAAACCCATCTTCTACTGAAGTAGTTGCTGTTCGTGGCTGCATCGGCAGCGTCAAATCTAGACTTCCAGTGCTCTAGCTCTTGTAGTTCTGCTAGCCTAGACGGGTTGTTCAGCGCTAACTTAAAGGAAAGAAGGTCGTTGCCTCTGTAGCCTAGCGTAAACAAGTGAATAATTGTTATCTTCTCAAGCTCCGAAACAACAGAGCGCTGGAGTCTTTGAATTGTTCTCGCAAATCTAATATCTTTTTGCGCCAAGGTCGACTTGTCCTCATCGTTTCCATCTCCACGAGACAGGTAAGACATTGGAATCTTTAGTGCGCTGAACAGCTTGTCTCTCAAGTACTTTACATCATCAATGTCGCCAGTATATTGGCCAGATTTAACAGTATCAATCTTTGTCCCACTTGTTCCGCCTCGCACTGGTATGTAGTAGTCTTCCTCAACACTAAACGGGTTATAGCGAAGATCAACACGGCCAGAATCGGCATCAACAATCTGGTTTCTCTTCATTTGCGTCATGACTCTTTGCATGTACTGCTCAACATCTTCTGGGGGGATGCCACCAACGTCAATATAAAACACTCGGCGGTCTGGGGAGCGGACAATGCGGTAGGCCATTACAGCGTCTTCTAAAAGTGTTAGCTGGCGCCAAATTCTCCGAGCACCATCGAGCACTGAAGTACCATATGGAGCAAACTTGTCATTGCCCAATATTCTAAAGTGCCCCATTTGCCAATTTTCTAACGTCAAGCCGGCAGTATTCCACTGATACTGGACATAATTTGGATTATTTCTATCTTCGCCCTCAAGTCTTTCTATTTCGTTAGATGGCAAACCTATTGTATTCTTAATTCCTTCATCCTGCTCAATGTCTAAATATAAAAAGAAGTCTCCGTATTTACACATCGAACGACACCAGCCATATAAATTAAACTGAATGTTTAGAACGTTATACAACAGAGTTTCAATTACAGATTTTATTTCTTGGTTTGTGCACACAATGTCGACCATAGGTCTGTAGACCGAAAAAGTCGTCATCTCATCTGCATAAATATCGAGCGCCGAGGAGATCTCTGGTGTATATTCCATTTGATCAAAATCAACGTATCTATCCATTCTGTTTTGATTCTGGTAATAGTCGGATCTTAATGAGCTGTATACATCCTCATATGCCGACATCTTGAACTCTTGGCCACTAGCTGATCTAAAGCGTGACTTGTACTTATCAAGTTGTCTCTTTTTAAGTTGTCGTGTGTCTTGTCTTCTATACTTTACAAGAGGCCCAGATAAAAGCTTTGTTAGCTGTTTAAACAGCCCGCTATCCGGATTTCTTACATTTCTTCTATTCTTTGGTGGCGCCATGTTTTATCCCTTAATTAACCAAACGAAATCTTTATAGTTTTTTTCGTTTTGTTTTTTCTGTTTCTCTTTATATGCTACCATACCAGGTATGCTTGTGTTAAGCTTTGAATTGGTTGAGCGCATTGCTCCAAGAAAAGCTTTTTTGTACTCAACTGATCTCTGGTTTGAACTATAAACTGTCTCCTTGACCCAGCAACCTATGGCGCATGCCATAATTAAATCGTCGTTGTGCTTTTTCATAGCCTGTGGGCGTCCGTTTTCCCAGACAAAAGTCTTCATCTCGTTAAAAAGACGTTTTGATTTTATAGTAATTAGTTTATTTCTTATCAATTCCTCTAACTTAGATATAGTTAGCGGCCGCGTTTTTGAGGAAGTTGTGAACCCAGGGATCACGCCAGCATTTTCTGATAGATAAGCTTCGACGTGTTCGTGAGATGACTTCTTAGAATAATACAAGCTCCCATACCCCAAATCCTCTAGTCTGGTAAGCACGCCCCAGCCAACAGAGTTGTTCTCCACGACCAGCATGCACTCACCATACTCTTTCCCGGTCTGGTATAGGATTTCTGCAAAAACATCCGGTGTCGGCTTGCCTTGGTACTCAGCAACTATTTCAGAATTTTGTATATTAAATATATGGAAGGTGGAGTAGTCTTTTCCGTCCCCTCTTGCAACATCAGCAGATATCATATAATCTGCTCCCGGGCTGTACTCTTCCCAGATCCACAAATTTCTGTCAAAGCCAGTTTTATACTTCGGCTCACACAGGCTTTGTTCAATGATCTCCATGTCTTCTGGGTGGAAAACCGTTTCTCCAGACATGTTGAAGTTACACTCAAGCTCCTGGGCGATTTGGCGCCTAGACATGTTCCTTGTTTCTTTTTCAAACCATTCTTTATCACGGTCTGGATGTACATCCCACGGTAGAGTTACGAGATAAAAGTCGTTTTTCTCAATCTCAGCATCAGCGCAAGTTTGGTGAAACCAGTTACCAACGCCGTTTGGCGTGGAGAGGGCAATGCACCGACCACCAGTTGAAAGTGTTGGGTATAGACCGGTCCATAGCTCTTCTAGGCCTTCGACGTGGGCGGCCTCGTCAATAACCAATAATGACAACGCTTCTGAACGACCAGCGTCTGAACTGGTGGAAGACGCCTTGATTTGTGAGCCATTTGTTAATTCAAAGCTAGTTCTATTGTCAATCGATATGCTAGCTATTTTCATCCATTCCGGTAAATGTCTGTGAATTGCTTTGACTTTTTTAACCAAATTTGCTGCTGTTCCAAACTTGGTGGCAATAACCAGCACATTTTTGTCGCGATGAAACATCATCATCCAAGCGACATACGCTGCTGTAATAGTGGATATTCCTAGCTGGCGCGCCTTCAATATAATATTAAAGCGGTGATCATTGAAGTTCTCAATAAGATCAGTTTGGAAATCATACGTGTTAAAAGGGATCAGCCCTTTTAAAGGGTGTGAAATTTTTGCGTAGTTAT